TTGGAATTGTATACTTCTCAGTATTGACACCATTGAATACATAAATTTCGTCATTGAAAAATAGATGTTGAAGCTGTTGTTTAGTCTTGACTTCTGAAAGCTGAATGTTTATAATATGTCTACGTCCAGCATTTGCAATCGCTTTGATACTGGATGTTTTACCCGTTCCTGGTGGTCCATGAAACATGAATCCAAGGGTATAAGGAATACCTTTCTTCTCATACCAATCACGATGTTCCAAAAAGAACTTGACCCGATCCCGAACTTGTTTCCTCTGCTCAAAGAATACGTTTTCAAAAGTTCGTGTAGTCACAAACTTAGTTTTAGTATAGACCAAGTGAGTTGTTGGAAGAGGATTTTGAATTGAACCCTTTGTTTTAGTCTGAACCATTTGATCAAAGTAGTAACGATGAGCTCCTAGTTTATTTGCCATTCTGCGTTCATAGTCTGCATTACAGTTATCTACAAATGTCTGAAGGTGCTGGACATCGTGTTCATAACAATATAACTTAAACTTGATAATCTCCGGAGCTCCATCAGTGACTTTAAGATCATTCAGTTCGAAGTATACATCATTGTCTAAACAAACAGGCTCAAACTCATTAGGTAGATAATCGTGATTTGTCACCGCTAATAAGCTCTTCATGGCTGGAAGTGTTGTTACAAAGAAGACAACAGCATCCATTCTCCCTGAAAACATAGTTGCAGTCGCAGGACGATTCGCATTAGTTTGTGATTGAGTTCCTCGTTCACAGGTGATTGAAGCTCTAGGTGTTCTCAAAGCAGAATGAGGAACCTCTACAGAAGTTCCAGGTTTACGACGAGTACAGCAAAATGCTGAAGCCCATGAAGACCATGTAGGGAATGTTTTTACAGCTAGTTCAAATCCATTGAGAGCAAGCATGTTCATCAATGGATTTTTGGTGGATGGAAGTTGAAGCATCATTTGTGTCTTGAGCAATTCATTGAACTGCATCTTTTATACAATGCCATACGATGTAATGCACTTGTCTAACGTGGCACCCGTTTGATGAACGGGTTTTGTGCGTCTTAATCTGAGTTCTTTTGAGGCTTTATCCACTGTTTCTTGAGATAGACTTACAAACTTCTTGACATCTCGAATAGGTCCTTGAACATTCATAGAAGGAACATGAAGACGAAGAGGTGGAAGTTGAACAGCAACCATGTCTTCACTATTCGCAACATATTCACGAAATTGTTCAATGTCTAGCGGTCCACCAAACATTCGGAGCATATGACGATGAGGAGCTGGAGTCAGTATTTTGTTGGAATAGAGAGACCTATACAAGTCAGATAATAATGCATGGCGACTCCATCTGATTACATCTGAAAGAGCAATATCATTGTATAAATACGAAAGAGCACATTCAGGGGAACAGTAATGACCTTCACAAGTATACATATTTTCATAGGCATCATAGCTAACAGGTAGAACACTTGCCTTCCATGGAAAAGGATGACAACACCACATACATGCTGAAGTAGGACCATACGTAGGTGTTCGGGTTCTTGACAAAATATCCTTCATAGTTTCTGTACTAAATCTCTCAGCAACACGCGAAGTCTCTACAGTAGATAGAATATCTGCGTAGTTGGTTCCAGTTTGTGTAGGTTCAGACCATGTAGTTTGAATGACATCTGCAAAGGTTGTCATTGTTCCAGCAGGAACAGGTACGTTTTCTTCAGACGGAAGTCTTAGTGAAAAAATCACTGGGGCTTCAGGAAGATGTTTTCTTGGAGGCATTAGTTTCTTCAAGTTGTTTGAGTGAAAGTGTAAAATGGAAGTTGAGGCTCCAAAAGAATGGAACTCACCTCAAAAATGACAGATCTCTCAGCAGCCTATCAGCGAAAAACGCACCGTGAACATATTCTCTCCCTTCCAGACACCTATATTGGCAGTATTGAAACTGCCCGTGAAGAAGTATTCCTTCGCGAAGACGAAACTTTTAAAGCAACTACTATTCAACTTAATCCTGGATTCTACAAGCTCATTGATGAGCTATTGGTCAATGCACATGATCATGCGATTCGTCTACGACAAAAGAAGTCTGAAAATCCAGTGAAGAACATTGAGATTCATTGTGGAGCAACGCTCTTCAGTATCAAGAATGATGGAGAACCGATTGATGTAGCAGAACACCCTGAACACAAAACTTGGATTCCACAGATGATCTTTGGAGAGCTATTGACCTCAACAAACTACGACAAGAATGAGAAGAAACTGGTGGGTGGTAAGAATGGCTATGGTGTAAAGCTAGTGAACATCTTTGCAGAAGAGATGGTTGTTACAGTAGTAGATCAGCCACGTGGACTGAAGTATAAGCAGACATTCAAGAAGAATATGACAGAAGTAGAGAAGCCAATCGTGATTGCAAACAAGGGTAAATCAAGTGTTCAGGTGATTTGGACGCCTGACTTCAAGCGATTTGGAATGCAGCAGGGCATTGAGGATGGAATGATGCGACTGATTGAGAGACGTGTATGGGATCTTGCGATGACACTTGGAAAGGAAGTCAAGGTTACATGGAATGACACGCCAGTCAAGTGCAAGAACTTGACGGAGTATGCTAGGGCGTTCGACTGTGATCCAGTGATCTACGAGACTCCAAATGAGCGCTGGCACATTGCGGTTGCAGATAGTCCGGTAGACAAATTCTTCAGCATGTCATTTGTCAATGGCATCTGGACCTCTAAAGGAGGCACTCATGTAGACGCAGTGACAAATCAAGTTGTAGGACACATCGTAGACTACCTAGAAACTAAGAAGAAAGTGAAAGTTAAGCCTAGTCTTGTGAAAGATCATCTTGCAATCTTCATCACAAGCATGATTGAGAACCCTAGCTTCACAAGCCAAACCAAAGAGACATTGACAACAAAATCCAGTGCCTTTGGATCCAGTCCAAAGTTGAGTGAAGAGTTCTTGAAGAAAGTTGTCTCCAAACTAGCGATTGTTCCAAAGCTGTTGGAAGCGCAATCTGCAAAAGACGCAAAGGACAACTCCAAGACGGATGGAAAGAAACAGTCTAGAATCACAGGCATTCCAAAACTAGATGATGCGATCAGTGCAGGAACTAAAGACTCTGCTAAGTGTACTCTGATTCTGACAGAAGGAGACTCAGCTAAGGCTATGGCACTCTCAGGTCTCAGTCAAGAACAACGAAAGTTCTTTGGTGTCTACCCGCTCAAGGGTAAGGTGCTGAACGTCAAAGATACCAGCGACGCAAAAGTGGAACAAACAAAGGAGATTGCTGAACTCAAGAAGATTCTAGGTTTGACTTCAGGAAAGAAGTATACCGATGTCAAGGATCTTCGCTACGGATCCATTATGATTATGACTGATCAGGATCTAGATGGTAGCCATATTCGAGGTTTGTTGATCAATCTGTTTCATGAACTCTGGCACGAACTCATTGCTATTCCAGGGTTCATAACCTACATGGCAACTCCGATTGTCAAAGCAAACAAGGGCAAGGAATCAAGAGTCTTCTACTCTCAATATGAATACGAGCAGTGGAGAGAAGGTGAAGGTTCTAAGGGATGGAAAGTAAAGTACTACAAAGGATTAGGTACTTCTACACGAGACGAAGCTAAAGATTACTTCAGCAAAGTCAATGCAGTTCGATTTGACTACGATGATAAGTCTGATGAATCTATTGAACTCGCATTCAACAAACAACGAGCCGATGACCGAAAGACATGGCTCAAAGGATATGACAGAACAACTTTAATTCCAACAGGAAATCGTCTTCCTTACAATGACTTCATTCACAAGGATTTGATCCACTTCAGTTATTACAATTTGGAACGTTCTATTCCAAATGTGATGGATGGACTCAAGACCTCTCAGCGTAAGATTCTGTATGCCGCATTCAAGAGAAATCTCACACAAGAGATTCGTGTAGCTCAGTTCGCAGGATACGTTTCAGAGCACACTGGTTACCATCATGGTGAAGCCTCGCTCAATGAGACCATCATCGGTATGGCTCAAGACTTTATGGGTGCAAACAATATTCCATGGCTAGTTCCTCAAGGACAATTTGGAACTCGTATTCAAGGTGGAAAAGATGCGGCATCTCCCCGTTATATTCACACCTATCTCCAGCCACGCATTCGCAAGATTGTATGTGAAGAGGATTTCCCAATTCTCAAGTATCGTGACGACGATGGATTACCAGTTGAACCTGAATGGTATGCTCCAGTCTTACCGATGCTTCTCATCAATGGTGCTCGTGGTATTGGTACTGGATATTCAACCTACATTCCACAGTGTAATCCTAAGGTAATCAAGGAAATGATTATAGATCATCTGAAGAATGATGCTCCACTCTCTACGAAGCCACTGACACCCTACTTTGAAGGGTTCAAGGGTATCTATACTGAGGAAGGTGTTATGGGAACTTTCAAGAAGGTCAAGGACGAGTATATTATTAATGAACTTCCTCCAGGCACATGGACAGCAGACTATCGTGAGTGGCTAGAGAAGGAACTTGCAGAAGGAAGAATCAAGGACTTTACAGATACATCTACCGATCAGCAGATTAACATCACGATCAAGGGGATTGATGAGAAGGTGCTTGTGAAGTCTTTGACTGAGAAAATCAAGACAACCAATATGCATGCTTTCAATCACAAAGGCATCATCACTAAGTATGCAACGTTGAATGAAATTCTAGAGGAGTTTGTTACAGTACGTAAAGCTCTATATGATGATCGTAGAAGGCATCAACTTGGAGTGATTGCAGCCAAGTTACCCTATCACGACAATGTAGTCCGATTTATCAAGGATCAGATTTCAGACAAGCCTAAGGTAATGCTTAAGAAGAAGTCTCTGAAAGAGTGTGATGAAATCTTGAAACAGAACCAGTATGAATTGATCAACGATAGCTACGACTACATTTTAAGTCTTCCTGTGTCAGCCTTTACGCTAGAGAAGATCAAAAAGCATGAGGATGACAGGATTAATTTGAAAGTCAGACAAGAAGAGTTGGAAATGACCAATGCGAGTAAAATGTGGCTTGCAGATTTAGAAGTAGTATAATAAGGAATGAGTTACCTTGATTTATTAGTTCAACAAGACCGAGCCGCACAAAATACATATTCTTTTGATCCACGTATTATGATGCAAACTACACGTGGATATAACAGTGTAGAACCTTTTTCAACTGGAGGACCAATAACGGCTCCTGAAGTATCATATACAAATGAAGAAACAGGTTCACATTCAGATATATCGATTGTTCAAGAATCGCCTAAGACCAAAGTTGCAAAACGATATGTTGTTATTGATACATCTCAGAGAGATTGGGTAAAGCAGCCAAATCCCTTTTCAAATTTAGTATTTACTTTTGGTGCTCAGAATTCTAACTCAAGTAATCCACCAGTCTATTCAAATAATCCATTTGTACCTACATTTTCAGATGAACAACAAGCATTAGAATCTCCTATACCTGGTATTCCAAACACACGTGGATGGACTTTATCTAACACAACATATCCAGCCTATAATTCTAGTATTCCAAATGGTAATTTTATTGGATATGATACAGGATATAATTTAACTCCATCTGGAGCAGGGTTTGGAAGTGTATTTACACCTTGTAATGTAGCTGCAATTCGTCTAGTTCGTGCAGTTATGCCTCAGCGTCAGTTTCTAGATCTACCTCTAATTCCAAGTGGATCTAATGCAGCTTTATCAACTTCAATATCAACATTACTTGCTAATACTACCTTCTCAACTTTCTCAACCTATCCCTATTTGATGATATATCTTAATGAATACTTTGGGCAATATGTAGGAGGAAATGAACCTACACGTCGTTCTTTCTCTGTTATGACACAGAAGCAACGTCAGCAACAAGTTTTTAATACCTCTGTTGGTGTTCAGCAGTTTGACTATGAACCATGGGGAGAAGAAGCTCTTCGTCTTCAAAGTCCGATTACAAATTTACAAAGACTCCAAATTAGTATATCCGATCCAATTGGTAATATATTCATTCACAATGATAGTCTTTCAATCTCACTTATGCAAACAGATTCTGATGGAATGTATATTAAGTGCTTTACACCTCAATTTCAGTACTTTAGTGGAAACGAAATACGTATTGGTGACCGTATAGTTTTCTATCCTCAAACAATTTCAAACATGTTAAAATCAGCTTATCTTTCGGTTCAAAATGTAGATAAAAAGGAATTTGTTAATTCACTTCTAACAGGAACATTTCCAGTGTTACAATTATTAGATTATGTTTCAGATGCCGATGGTATTTTTCAACCTCGATCATCGTCTAATCAACCTCGTACAACCCCTTATATTTCATCGTATAACGGATTCATTATACCAAATTTTTTTACTGCAGGAGCCAATGGAAATGTATCACCTCTATATCCTGGATCAATTGATACAGGAACCTACACAATTCTTGAACCGAACTCATTAGTGGGATCAAATCTTGAGTTTATGAATGCATCTCTTCAGCCAGTGTATACACTTGAATTGGATATTCTTCAACCAGATACAGGTGCTATTGGTGGAAAGATTGTCTTATAACAAAGCAATGAGTTCTCCTCTTGTAGATTTAAATGTTAATTCCTTGTCTGAGTTTTATACCCGTTCAGCAATTCCTAATGCTCCAAAGCATACCGGAAGGCTACCTCTCAGTGGCGATGAAGAAAAGTCCACACTGCCTCCCTATACCTTAACTGCTCAAGAACCATATGTTATTCCTTCACGTGTAGCTGAGAAGATGCAATATCGTCATGAGTCTACTCCTTTGAATACTGTATTCTTTAGTGAGGCAAACTTGGAGAATCTTCAGACTGAAATTGCAGAAGCTGTTCTTCAAATGAGTGGACCTAAGCAGTATATTATTGGTCGCCAAAGCGATGCGGACTTGAAAACCGTGATGCGATCCTATTACCTTCAATATGCTCAGAATGACCCTGAACGTGTATCTGAAGAACTTACTTTACTAAACAACCGAGTGATTGGATGGTGTGCAAACAATATTATGGTAGAGATTGAAGCCTACAAGTATTACCGCAAAGATATTCAAGACTTCCCAGCACCCATCGAACGACCCACACAAGCCAATATTTATGGCACAAAAACTGGAGAATTAAAAAGTTTCTTTTGAAGGAGTGAACCGTTGAATGTTACCTAAATGTGCTAATGAAACATTATACTTAATAGCAAGTTCCTTCTGTGTTTTAATTCCCTTCTGTGCACGAATATCATCACATTGCTCTCGTGTCAATATAGAACTACCATATGATGATCTGTTCTTATTTTTCAGATTCTGAGCTAATTTTGTTTGACGCATTTTTTCAATTGATTCTTTAGATTGTTTTGTTCCTCTCATTCTAATAGATTTACGTTCACATACTTCAGGTGATTGTTTATGACCACTCCTACCTTTTAATGCTTCTGATATTTTATATCTCTGTTCTTTGCTAATAACTCTACCTTTAGCCTTTGCTGAAATTTTAGAACGAGTTTCATCGGTGAGTCTACTTTCTCCACACCATGCCATATTATACCCACCTGGATTATCCCAAGTATATGACTCATATTGTTCTGCATAGTATGCTTCCATATTATTCAATGCATCATATGGAACACTACATAAAGATTCAAAGTGAAATGCATCCACTCCATATTTACGTATTGATGAATGAATAGCAAGAGTTGACCCACGCTTACTCATATTTATATGAACATTCCATCTTCGTTTTGGTGACTTAAATCGTGTTTGTCCAATGTATTTTTTTCCATTGATCATATTTTGAATAAGGTATATACAACCTATCATTATAGTTCGTTTAGCATTTTATATCTAAATCTCCTTCCGATTATAATGTTGGTTCGCTTTCAGGATCGTATTTTTCTTCAACAAGGTCAATGGTATATTTGGGATTCAGCAATTGGTCTATTTAGACCCATTGATGGATTTGCTTGGAATGGAAGTGGATGGATTATTGATGATCAAAAATATCGAACAGATCCACTTGAAAAAACCTATGGATTTGGAACAGCAGAGATGCTTGCAAAGTGTATTGAACTGAGCAAGAATTATGAATCTCGCATTGAATCTGTACCAACAGCTTCATATCTTGCAATTGGAAATCCGGAATGGTTTAGAGATCGCCCTGTGAACTTTACACATTCAGCTTCACGTGACGTAAGCTCTTGGAAGCGAATGACACAAGGACGAGCAAGAACCTGCAAGCGTCGTTCAACAAACAAGTTTACAAAACGCACTCTTTAAGAATAGAAGGATGCGTGTGAATATTATTGGAAACACAAACTCACTTGGATTAGCCCAAGATATCCATATCTTACATGGTATGGTGTTTAACACTTTGGGGGAGGGAACGGTTATCCGTCACGTTCCCCATTTTCATCCTCAATGTGAGGAAGCAGACATCAACTTCTTTGTCGAATCGATTAATCCAGCTCTCTTTCATTCAGCTGCAAAGAACATTTGGATTCCTCATCCTGAATGGACTCAACAAAACTGGAAACCTTATGGAAATATGGTAGATGAGATTTGGGTTAAGACACATGAAGCCGCAAAGTTATTTGACACTTGGGGAAATGTTCGATATATCAACTGGACTTCAGTGGATAAAACAGTTCCAATTACAAAAGACTATGGACGAGCAATAGTTCCTGTAGGTAAGAATATTTGGCGTCATCCAAAACCTATTGTTCAAGCCTATATGCGAATTCAGCAAACGAATCCAGACTTGTTTGAGCGTCTTCCTGTAATAGAACTTGTTTACTACGATGTTCAGGTTCCTAAGATTCCTGATACAATTGCTTCTAAGTTTGTGGTTCATAGTGATCGTATGTCTGAAAAAGAATACGATCAATTGATGGCAGATTGTGGATTAATGATTTGTACTTCGGCTGCTGAAGGATTCTGTCATGCGGTAAATGAAGGTATGTCAGCTGAATGTATGCTTATACTAAGTTCAATTAAACCATTCTCAGAGATCACAAACAACGCAATTTGGGCTTCTAGTGTTCGTTCAGTTCCTCATCCTGAGTGTTTGGGTGTCTTAGAAGATGTAGATGTAGGATCATTGGTAGACTGTCTTACACTCTATGCAAATATGTCTCATCATCAGAAACGAATTGAAAGCCGAGCTAACCGTGATAGGTATGAGAGTCGTCATCAGAAATTCTTAAAGACTATTGAAAAAGCAATTCAAAGTGTGACGTCAGAATTGGAAGAATATTCAGTTGAAAAGATACTTCCAAAGGAAGAAGATCTTCCATTTATTTCGGTGATTACAATTACTCGTGATCGTCGTCCATTTATTCCGTTGGTCAAGTATGGATTGATAGCACAAACATATCCAGCAGAGAAGATTGAATGGGTGGTTGTAGATGACGGTAATGATCAGATCATTGATTTAATTTCAGATTTGAAGAATCTTAAATATGTTCTATCAGATACTCCACTCACTATTGGAGCAAAGCGTAATTTAGCGATAGAACATGCAACTCACGATATTTTTGTGACTATGGATGATGATGATGTTTATCCAAGCAATAGTTTGGTTTCTCGTGTAGCTCATCTACTTGCAAAACCTAAGAAAGACTGCTTATTCTCAACTGTGATTCCTTGCTATAACATTCATGAGAAGAAGTCTTTTATGAACATTCCTCCTATCAAACTTCCTATGTGCGATCGTGTGTCTGAAGCAACATTATGCTTCACACGGGCTTTCTGGGAAGCAGGAAAGTTTCCTGATCAACAGATTGCAGAAGGTGGTGGATTTGTGCGTGGAAGAGAACAACAATGCCGTGAGATATCACCACAAGATGTAATTGTTAGTTTAGTTCATAAGAAGAATACTTCAGCACGAAAGGCACCTCCAATGGCTGAACCCAATGGATGTCATTATGGGTTTTCTGATGACTTATTTACGTTAGTTACAGAGATCGGTGAGTCTATTTAATAATAATGCCTCTTCAAGACTTTAACTTTGCAAGACATACAACTTTTCATGACTGGGCTTGGGCAGGACAATTCTCAATGTGTCATTCAGATGGAATCATTGTTAAAGCAGCTAAACAAATTATTCAAGGTCTTGAGAAACCCATTACGTTAGTAGTTCCAATGTCAGATGGATATTCAACTGATCCCGATCATACAATTGCTCGTAAAGATCCTGAAGAATTTGAAAGAAATATTACTAATCCTGATACGATTGTAGGAATTCTTTGTACAAGAAACTTTACAGATCCACGAGCATTTTTAATGCCTTTAGATGATGAGTCTTTTGAAAAAGGAGTAGTAGATGTTGTTGCTTCAAGAACTTCTCTTCCAAAATGGGAAGATCGAAAACCAACTGCATATTGGAGAGGATGTCTTTCAGGTGGGATTGCACCTACAACACGAACAAAAGTTGTATGGGATTTATATGATTTCCATTCGGCAGATGTTAAGCTAACACGAACACATAATATGGATCCACCTCATCAAGGAAGGTTAATCTTCCCAGAAGATACACGATTTTATGACGATGAAAGAGGATTAGATGAACATGTAAAACATAAATATATATTGATCGTAGATGGCAACTGTATTGCATCTGCACATCAATGGGTTTTTGCTTCTGGATCTGTACCAATTATGGTTACACATCCAGACAACGAGTATTGGTTTAAGAAATATTTGAAACCTGGGTTTCACTATATGCCTATAAAGTATGATCTTTCAAACCTGAAAGAGACGATTGAGTGGTTA